TGCGGAAACTGCTTAACCAACATGCTTGTAGTCCAGGAACTGGAAGCAATGTTGCGAGCTACCTCTGGGATGAATACACCAGTAGGTCCATATTCATCGCACAAGAAGACAAAACCGGTAAATGTCAGCTTGTCCTTAACGAACACAAGCTTCATCCTGAAACCCAGTTCTGTCCATTGCTTCTCAATCTCATGAGTGTATGGTGTAAAATCCTGCGTGGAGGATAGAGCTGAGTCATCTCCTTCAAAGGCGTACTTAAGATAGTACTCCTGTCCGTCAAAAGCTGATACGTACTTAGACTGCAACTTACCGTCGCGTCCTTTCCGTATCATAAGTTCTGGACTCTCACACAGGACACACAACCACCCAATGAGATTGATCAGGTAGTTAAAGCATGACGTTCCACGATGGCCTGACTGTCGGATGGACTCGATACAGACTCGGATAGGGGAAGCACAGAAGTCGTCGACTTTGGCTTTACCCTTCAGCTTCTTGGTCTCCATATCCTCAATAACTGAGTGCATCCAATTATCAGGAACTTCCGGATCTCCGCCGAGGTTCTGAATAATATGCCTCAGTATACGGTTTTCCGTCATATTCCTGATAGTGTGGTTGCAACAGGCATCCCAAGCCGAACCATCGCCTTCGATCAAATGAGCACCCTCCTGATTCAGGTGTTTTGCCACTCTAGCCATGGCGTCATACTTAGGCAAATGCTTAATAGAGGCTCCCTCGAAAAACTCGAATAGCAGATCCTCAAAGCACTTCACCGGTAACGCCATCATGACTTGGGCTTTGTCACCACACTGAATAATAGGACGGGGGGCCTTACCCTTAGCAGGCAATGCCTCATTCGTCTTGATCTGGAACGTCTGTTCTATACGAGCACGGGATTCCGACATAGCTTCTTCAAACGCGTGTCTGAAGCGCTCAGGAGTCCACTTGCTAGAACGAAACTCTTCAACAACTGGGTTGTTGACACGCCACTGCTTAATCTTCGCGGGGGAGAACACAACTTTTAGCAGACTGCTAACAGTGCGTTCAACTTTACGAGTCATAACCTTACTGGCCTTAAAAGGCAGTGGTTGGACTCTCTTGGCCAATCCAGCCTTCAGGTTGCCAACACTGTTGGACATAACCTCAGTTGGAATGAGGTCTGGACCGATCTGATAGGCTAGATTCTTGGCCTCCCCTGGAAGAAGGTCTACGCCATAAACCCTCGTCTCCTCACCGTAGGCGTCAGGTGCCACTTGGGTACCTGCCATGCCATTCTCAGTGCCAGGATTCGCTGGAGGCGCACACATAGCTTGCAATAGTCCGGTGTCAATGTTCTCACTGGGTGGACCCTTGGTATCCACACTAGTGGGAGAACCTGCATCGGACGCTGCTGGTAAATCCGGTACGACAGGCGGTTGGCCTTTTCGTAACTTCCTACTAGCCCCTCGTTGCCCATCAGTAAATGCCTTCATAGCGAGTGGAGCCCAACAGCACAAGGCCTGCTTGTACTCTTCCTCACACTCCATAGTAGAAAGCAACGAAATGAATGAGC